TACCTCGGCCCGTACCTCCACCAAGTTGCGCCGCTCGCCGCTGCAAACTTTGCTTACGTTGTTCAGCCTCTCGGCCTGCAGATTTTCTTAATCGCTTTCGGGCTATATCAAATTCTGTCACGCCCTCTTCGTGTATAGCCATTAGGTAGTCCCTCGAATGTTGTAAATGAAGTTTAGCCCATGCACTTTAAACCGCTGGTTGTTCGTGTCTTTGTTCGTAAATTTAAATTGAATCCGACGCCCAGAAATCCCTCCTAGTGGAATCTCAAATTCGTCCTGTTCTCGGCCTCCACCCCAATTGCCCTGCCCCCAAATGAGAGTATTCCAAATGGAGCCGCCGGGGTTTAAGTCCACATCGTAGGCTAGGCCAGCACTTCCAGCCTCCGAGTCCACCCTCACCGCTACACTCATTTTGTAATCGGCTGGCTTGTCGACAAGTACACGCACTTTTCTAAAATCTTTTACTAGGTTCTCATGTCCCGGCAATCCTGCAAATTCTTTTGTCCAAAAGTAGGAATCAATCGCAGTAGAGCCCGCGCCGTCTGAGTATGAGCTAGTTTCAAGCTCGTATACAAACCCATCGGCTAGGGAGGAGCCACCATAGAGCTTGCCGTTGTACTCGGTCATCTGTGAAATGTTCAAACCGTCATAAAGTGACCAAGATTCTCTTTGATTCTTTGATAGTCGGCCCAAGCTAAAATCAAACACCAATATCCTGTTGTTTGTCGAATTGCCTGAGCCAGAAGTGTAGGCAATATAGCCCTTATTCTTGTGGACTATGGAGGAAATGTTACCAAGATAAGCCCGCTGCGCTAGTAATGCCGTTGGCTCTACTGGCTCACTCCTCAACTCGCTACCGATTGCCATGGTGTCCATAACAGTAGCGGCAGGGTCAATGCTCGAGCCCATGATAGCTGCATAACCTGCAAATTGAGTGTTCTGCATCGCGGCAAACATGAGCTTGTCGTTGAAAAGAAATGATCCATACGGGCTTTTGCTACCAAACCCCGAAGTGACTCGAATAAGCCTCCAATCACTTGCCGTAGTGGTAGGCATATAGATAACCCACACCGAGTTCTCGCAGAATACATAGACGTTATTTTGGTGGACATAGAGCCCCGTTACCAAATCCGCGCTTGCATCACCTACCCTAAAAAATGAGGTCGATTGAAACGTGTAAGGCTCGTTTAAGTCCGAATACCAAACGTAGTTCGGATTGCTCGCGTCATTGCACCAAATCCTGTTTTGATGATAGGCAATCACATCATAATTAGGAGGCTCGCCGTTATCTGTGGGAGCTGCCGTCGTAGCATCACTCTGATTCTTGCCGTCCTCATATGTGGTAGTTGTATTATCTGCAATCGTAGCGACTAGCTCGAAACTTCCACCGTCCTTTGACCTGTAGAGCTTTCTTTGGTTTACCCCGTGAGACTGTGGAGCCGTTGGGATAGCAGATAAATCCGCTGCAGTGTTAGCCCCTAGTGTCAGGGTAGCCGTAGCCGAGCCCACATCGCCCTCGACTGCCTGAGAGTTAACATAGGTTACTTTCCACTGATAATCACCCGCGTCTATACTGCCGGCACTTGCATCTGTCACCACACTAACCGCGCCCGTTGCTGCAGGTACGCCATGCCGGGTAAAATCCGTTCCGTTATATTTGTACGGAGTAGCGTCCCCATTTCCGAAAAAGATATGATCTTCATACTGAGCCGCCGCAACACGAACACCCACCGTAAATACCGATTGCGCACTAGGTATGGTTACAAATGTGGAGGCTCCGTCGAGGGTATAAAACAAAGCTCCCGCCGCCACTATCATTGTCTCGGCATTGGTGCTAGTCCGTCTCGTGTAAATCCCATCGACCGCAAAGGAACCAACCGCAGTCGTGTTGAGCTGGCTAGAGCCGCCGCGAGTACCAACCGCGCCGTCCTCAAATACTACGTTTAGACAGTCGGGGCTTTCGTTGTCGTCGATGATGGATCTCTCAAACTTTGAGTTCAACCCACCGTCAAATAACTGCCGCCCTCGGTTCGGATAAATTACATCCCATACGCCCATTAAATCCCCCTCAATACTGCCGAGGGTAAAATGTCGCTGTTCTGTACAACTCTAAATTCCATGCCGCGCTGTTTACGTTTCTGGAATCTCCTCGCTTGCTCCACTGTCTTTTCCCACTGCGCCCCGTAGTATCTCGCACCTTCATAGTTTTTATTTTTGGCTGACATCTCGCGCCAAATGTAATTACAAAGATGGATATGCCACTCATCAGGTACATCTAAGACGCTAGTATTAGTCGGCACTCCCGATGGATGCACGTAGCCCCAAACTTTCAAAGTCTTTGCCGCGTCCGGGTAAGGTCGGAGGTCAATTGTTTGGTTGAAATCAACAAATCCCTCCGGCGTCCCTTGTGTTGTAATATCTTGATCGCCGCCAGTGAGTAGGTCATCTTCTCTTTGCGATAAATGCTTTAGGGGCTCGCCGTCGTAAGTAATCCGCTTGATAGCAAACATATTTGTAGGGTAGGCATAGCCTTGTGTCCCTGCCACGGTCGTGGTGGTAAACACTTTTTCGATAATAAAGCCCTCTTTAGCAAGCTCCATTGTCGCCTGATAAATCCATTCTAACATTTGTTGATCGGAGAAAAATGGGTCGCTACTACTAGCGTTATAGCCTCGCCTTGCGGCGTCGATTATCTCTTGTGGGGTCATAACTTAGCTCCAAGTTGTGCTGACGGTAACCTCCACCCAAGTCTCCCCGTCATCAGTTATGTTAGTCCACTCGGCAAAGTCTCTATCTTCACCTTCGTCGGTATTGGATATAAACGTGTGATACCACCCGTTAGAATCCATTAGCCTCTCACTCGATGGGCCTGACAGGGTAGTCACCGAGGAGTCACTTATAAACTTAGAAACATTCTTATTTATCGCTGAATCCGACGCTTGGGAGTTTGTTATTAACTTCCGCACGTTGGTTATCATGTCAACCGTACCCTCGCCCCAAAGAAACTCGCCCCAATTATGGGCGTTCCAAAGAGACGAGCCACCACCGCCAAATAGCGTTGTGTCGGCACTTATTAACTTTTTAACATTCGTTATAATGTCGACGGTTCCCTCGCCCCAATTGAATGCGCCCCAATTCTCTGCGCCCCACTGAGACGAGCCACCTCCGCCGAATAGTGTGGTATCGTTGCTAATTGTGATCTGAAATGCAGTCACTAGCTCACCGTTAGCTGATAAACAACCTCTAACGTATCAGAGGCCCCCACATTAATTACGCTTTCCACATCCCTACTAATCAAAGTACCTGCAGTGTTCGAGCTGAGTAGCCCGTATTCCACTATTGCGCCTGCAGCCACCCCGGTGGAAAATGTAGCCGTTACTTGATAAATCTGGTTCGAAACATAACTGACCGTGCCAGTATGCCGAGCCACTTCCGTACCTAATGCCGTATCGCTTGCCGACTCCGCGCCCGTTCCCGTACCTACTGCGAGGTATCGAGCCGTATTGGTGGCACTTGTCGCTGCACTAGCAAGCAAACTAGCTAGAAACTCTTTTCCGTTGGTACAAACCACATTATCGGACCATGGGCGAGCTTCTTTCGTCCCACCGTCCGGCCCGTAGACTGTAATCTTATACCTACCTTTTAGCGCCGCTTGTCCCGTTGGCATCTTTGCCCCCGCCTTTTTTGTTAGCTATAAGTGTCCGCACTTCTTTGTCAGACAAGTTAAACGGAGCCGAGCCCATCGCACCACGAAGCTCCTCGTTTTCTTTCCTTACCGCGCCAATCTCGGCCCGCATCTCATCCATGAGGATCTTAACCTCACCCATCATTGCGCTATGCTCCTCGTTGGCTTTTCTTAGTGCGTTCTCGGCTTCTTTTTCCTCTCTCACTGCCATATGCGCGTATTCTTTGAGGGAAGCTTTTAGTTCCTCCTCGCTTGAGAATGTCGCGCCGTTGGCATGGTTAACGAGAGGGTTCGCTTTAGACGTTGGAGGATTTTCGACACGAATCATTTTAAACCCGCGCGGGTCATGGCCCTGGCCATTAATCAGAGGAGGCTTAAATTGCCCCTGAAATTGCTTGGCGTCGTCGTAGTCCATCTCGATAAACTCTTTAGAAGGAATATGGATTTCCTTACCTTTGAATTTTTCAACATGGGGATAAATGTTGTCATTCCAAACTTTAACCAGTGCCATAAATTCTCCTAATCTGAACAAATAACTTCAAAAATA